ATGAACTATCGAGTAAAGACGAACTTTGACCGGGGCTATGTGAATGCAATGGATATGAAGCATTTCGACGAAGATAAAGAAATCATAACGGTTTTCACTAAATAAGTAAGAGAGCTTACGAGAGATCGTAGGCTCTTTTCTTTTTGCCCAAACGCGAAAAATTCATGTTCCCTTATGGAGGAGATAGCTCAAATGGTAGAGTGCCACTTCATTGTGGAGGCTATGGGTTCGAGGCCCATTCTCTTTTTTTAATTTTTATTTTTGGAGGTTGAACATTATGGAGGACATTATGCTGATCCGGTCGAGTTTTCTGCGCCGCATCATCTCGCAGATCATCAATAAGATGCTGAAAAAGCAGTTACCCGGTACAGAGGTACAGCTGGGCGAGGTTCAGGCGAACTGGAGCGAAAAAGAGCAGAAGCTGAAGATCCATCTGGTGGTGGATGCAGAGATGACCAAGCCGCAGCTGATGGATATTCTCAAGAAGGCTGATGTAATCTGACGCGAAAAATTCAGTGCGCTTTATGAGATGATTAGTCTCAGAATTATATTTTTGGAGGTACAAAACTATGGAAGTACGTAAAACTTGGAAAAATTGGTATCGTTATGTTGCTGGTGTGACCGGCGGCGGGATTGGCGCTATTGCAGGACTTGCAATCGCAGCATGGGGTGTTTATTGCCTCGGCTTCGATGCAGGTGGAAACTGTGAATGTAACTATCTCAGCCAGCTCATGCACAAGCATATGGGTGACGAGATGTACAAGGAAGTAGCAACTTCCATGAACGACGAAATCAACCAGAATTTTGAGAAGATGAATCGCAAATAAATAAGGCTAAGAGCCGTGGAGAAATCTGCGGCTCTTTCTTTTTCAAAATGGAGGTCAAACAATGAAACTGACGAAAACATGCGCGAAATTCCTGCGCAAGCACGGCGGAACCATCCTGGCAGTGGCGGCATCTGTAGGCGTGGTGGCAACGGCCATCGAAACCGGGCGGGCGACCACGAAGGCACAGCACATACTTGAAGTTGACAAGGAGCTGACAAAATTCAACGAAAACGAGTTTGGAGTAACAGAAGAGCCTCCGACAAAGAAACAAATTGTTCTGATGTGCTGGAAAGCATACGTTCCGGCTGCGATTCTTGGCGGCGGTACCATTGCCTGCATCCTGGGCTCCAACGCGCTGAACAAAAAGCAGATCGCAGGCCTGACCGCGGCGTACATGGCACTGGGAAAGACCTATCAGGAGTATCGCAGGCAGGTGGCAGAGCAGATCGGCGTGGAAGAAGAAAAAGATATTTACAAGGACACGCAGGATGTTCTGGAGACCCCCGCCCTGGCAGGCACAGACGAAGAAAAGCTGCTCTGCTACGAGCCTATCTCAAAAAGATATTTCCATGCAACGGAAACGGAGCTGATGGATGCCTTCTACAACGTGAACCGGAACTTTGCGTTGAATGGAGAAGTCTCGCTGAATGACTTCTACTCCTTCCTGCCCGGACTGGACTTTACACCGGAAGGAGATATGCTAGGCTGGTGCGCGGAGTATCTGAGCAACGAGTGGGAATATTACTGGATCGACTTCAACTATGCCCGGCAGACAACGGATGATGGACTGGAAGTGTACTATGTGACAGCATTCCAGGAGCCGATCAAGGAGTATCTGGATTACGACCCGACCAGACGGGAACCATTTTGAATTTTGAAAAGGAGAATGAATATGAAGAAGATCAATTGGTGGAAAGTTGCATCCGTGGCCATGATGGCCGCAAGCGCGATCCTGAGCTTTGGCCACGACCTGATCGAGAAGCAGCGCAGCGAAGAGGAAATGCAGGACATGGTGCGGGAGGAAGTTCAGCGCCAGCTTGCGGAAAAGAACCGGTAAACGCGAAAATTTCAGTCTCCCTTATGGAAGAGATATCCAAACTGACAAACAAAGGAGATTGATATTTATGTACGATCACGACTATTATGCAAAGATGGACGAGGCAATGGTACGCGTACTGAAGGCAGTTGCACGTTCAGTGGGATACGGCTTTACAGGGCTGTATCACTATCTGAAGAAGCAGCCGACCAGACTGTACGAGTATATCCGTTACCAGATCCAACTGGAACGCGATGATCAGCGTGAAACGGAAATTCGCTTCGAGAATTTGAAGCAGCACGGACATATCTGAAAGGCGAGAGCTTACGAGAAATCGTAGGCTCTTTCTTTTTATAAATTTTTGGAGGTACAAAGATGAACCTGAAAACATTTGCAAAGGCAGTGCGCAGGAGCGCAGGCAAGAACGCATCCAAGATCCTGGGTGGTCTGGCGATCACGGGAAGCATCACGGCGGTCTACTTCGCTGTGACGGCCACCCCCAAGGCCATGATCCTGCTGGACGAGAAAAAGCAGGAGCTGGGCGTGGAAAAGCTGGACGTGAAGACCATTGTCAAGACGGCAGGCCCGGTGTACGTGCCGACTGCGCTGAGCATGGTGCTGTCTGCGGGCTGCGTCATTGGTGCAGTCCATGTGGACGAGCGGCGGAATGCTGCACTGGCCGCGGCGTGCACCCTTTCTGAGAGCGCGCTCAAGACCTATCAGGACAAGGTGCTGGAGGCCATCGGCCCCGAGAAAGAACAGGAGATCCGGGAGACCATTGCACTGGAAAAGATGGCCAAGTGCCCCGAACCGGCAACCATCCAGCCTGCCAAGAACCTTGTCACGACCGATGTTTCCTACGACCAGCGGGTGAAGTGCTGGGAAAGCCTGACCAACACCTACTTCTGGACGACCAAGGCCATGATCGAAAAGGCCGTCAATGGGGTCAACAAACAGCTGCTCAGTGACTTCCGGGTGAGCGAGAATGATCTGTTCGACTATCTGGGCATCGACCACTGCGTCAACGGTGATCTGCTGGGCTGGGACACGGATTCGGGGCTTAACGTTGATATTTTCTATGCGTCCCGGCTGGACGAGGATGGAATGCCCTGCCTGACGCTGGAGTATCACACGCCTCCGAAGTGGCTGGGCGGCTATTGATATTTGACCCGGCGCGAAAAATTCAGCTTCCTTTATGGAGGTAATACTCCGACATTATAAACTTATATTTAAGAAAGAGGTAACAAAAATGGACGAAATGATGAACATGAACGAAACTACTATGGAGAACGAGACTTCTGTTGAGGTCGTTCCGGAGGAGAATGTTCAGATGATCGATAACGAGGAAACTTCGAGCAACGGCTCGGGCATTGGTCTCGCTGTTGGTGCTGTGGGTCTGGTTGCAGCCGTGGGATACGGACTGTACCGGAAGCACAAGGCCAAGAAGCAGAACAAGGACGAGGAGAAGCCGAAGGCCAAGAAGAAGATCGTCTGGCAGAAGCCCTGGAAGATCGAGAATGTCGATTCTGCACAGGTGGACGTTCCTGACGAGGACGTTGAGGAAACTTCTGAAGAGAAGTAATGTTAGGTAAGGCGAGAGCCGTGGAGAAATCTGCGGCTCTTACTTTTTTGTTTTTTGAAAGGATAATAACATGGCACAAGTAAACATGCCGAAGAGCAGCATCGGACAGCAGCCTGCCGCAGAGCCCCAGAAGAAGTTCCAGAAGGTCGTCAAGGGAAAAGTGACCCTCAAGGAGCAGAACGATATCCAGAAGATCGCCAACGAGTTCCTGGCCGAGGACCTTAAGACCGTGAAGAACCGCATCGTGGTGGACTATCTGCTGCCCATGCTGAAGAACGGCCTGTGGAGTATTTTTAACTCAGCCGTCAGCATTGCACTGTTCGGCGAGGACCGTTCCCGCGGCTCTTCGAGCAACTACTCCGGCTCCCGCACCCAGCGGAACAGCTACGACACCTACTATCAGGGAGGCTCCGGCAACCGGCAGGGAAATCCGAACCGGGCCGTAGGACGCAGCTTGCAGAACCTGGACTTTGAGTTCCGCGGGGATGCAGACGACACGCTTTCCCAGATGTACGATGCGATTCGCCAGTATGGTCAGGTTTCTGTGGGCGACCTGTGGGATCTGATGGGCGTTTCCAACGAGAGCACCGATTACAATTACGGCTGGTACAACCTTGACGGGGCGTTCATCAAGGGCATCCCGGGCGGATATCGCCTGATGCTGCCTCGCCCTGTACCGCTGCGCTGAACAATAAGAAAGGATTGATATTTATGAAGTTCCTGAAAAAGATCGACAAAACCGAAATCATGGGCAAAGTGACCCGTGCTGCATCCAAGTGCGGCTACAAGCTGAAGAAGGCAAGCCCCACCATTATGATCGTTGGCGCTGCCATTGGTGGTGTGACTGCTACCGTGCTGGCCTGCAAGGCGACCATCAAGGCACAAGATATTCTGACTGAGCACAATGCTCAGGTGGAGAGCATCCACACGACCAAGCAGCAGATCGAAAGCGGTGAGATCCAGCTGAGCGAGGGCGAGACTTACACCGAGAAGGATTACAAGAGCGATATTACGACCACCTACGTCCAGACCGGCCTGAAGCTGGCAAAGGTGTATGCGCCTGCGGTCACCCTGGGCGCTGTATCTCTGGGCTGCATGTTCGGTTCCCACCACATCATGTCCAAGCGCAACGCGAGCCTGACTGCGGCTTATATTGCGCTGGACAAGGCCTTTGAGGAATACAAGAGCCGTGTATCCGACCGCTTTGGCAGCCGTGTACAGGAGGAGCTGGAGCACAACATCAAGGCTGTGGAGCTCGAGAGCAAGAGCACCAACGAGCAAGGCGTGGAGGAGACCATCAAGGAATACAAGGACATCGCCATGCAGCACACCAGCCCCTATACCTGCATCTTTGACGAGACTGTGGATACCTGGCAGGCTGACAACCAGCTGAACCGCAACTACCTTTTCCTGATGGAGCAGGCGGCAAACAAGCGGCTGCGCACCCAGGGGCACCTGTTCCTGAACGACGTTCTGGCATCGCTGGGCACCCACGGAGGTGTGACCCTGAAAACCCCGGAAGGCCAGATCGTGGGCTGGATCTATGACCCGAACGACCCGACCCGACAGAACCACGTGGATTTTGGTGTGACCAACTATGTCAAGGGCGACGAGGCGCTGAACAGCTTTATCAACGGCGGGGAGCGCTCGGTGATGCTGCGGTTCAACTGTGACGGGCCCATCATCGACAAGATCTGAGACTGATATTTTGGAGGAATACGCTATGACCAGATTCGTTAAGAGACTGTCTTACCTGTTTGCTGCCATGGCCGGAGTCTGCTTCGTCTCTGGTCTGGCGGTTCTTTCTGAGTGAGGTGGAACGATGGAAACTTTGGAAAGCACTTTCCTGTTTCTGGACTATCTGACCGATACCAAACGCAAGCGCCACATGGTGGGAGGCATTCTGATGAGTGTCTCCCTTTTCTTTGGCGGATTGGCGTTTACCATGATGACGATCAAAGGAGACATCGACAATGAACAAGACCGTGCGTGATATTCTGCTCTTTGCAGCAGGCTTTGGGACAGGTGCCCTTGTGATGCACACCGTTTTCGAGAAGAAATACGAGACCTATTACGGCAAAAAGTACGAGGCCGAGCGTGAGAATCTGCGGCAGAAGGAAGCCGATATGGACAAGACCATCGAGGAAAGGGCGACCCAGAAGAGCTTTGAACAGCTGGCCGGGAAGTACCGTACCGAATCTGACCCGGAAGATGTGGTGGCACATGAAGCCATCGAAGTCATTGAGCCGGATCAGTTTGGTGAGCTGGACGACTACGAGACTTCCTTCCTGACTTATTACGCGGACGGAAAGCTGGTGTTCGATACGGAGGATCAGCCCGTGGACGAAGATGATATTCCGAAGATCATCGGCAACGAGGCACTGGACCGCATTGGCGAGTTCGCACCGAGCGCTGTTCATGTCCGTAACCACAACTACCACAAGGACTACGAGATTCTCCGGGTTCGGGAGAACTGGCCCGGCAACCACGACGATGAGGAGGATGAATGAACTTTATGAGGGAGACGGAGCAGTATTATGACTGGCTCTACAAGATCGTCTGCGGCGAATGGGAACCCCGGAACCTCAGCTTTCACCGCTTACTGATGTATCTTTTTAACCGGGATTATATTCCGGCGTGCGAAATGGATGTCTGCCGGGCAACGGACGGTATCAACCTGCGGTATCGCTTTGCATCGGAGAATAATATTCCGTACGGGAAGATCGATGCGGTATTTCAGGGCGTACCCTGCTCTATGCTGGAGATGATGGTGGCGCTGGCAATTCGCATCGAGGAGCACATCATGGAAGACCGCAGCATGGGCAACCGTGTGGGGCAGTGGTTCTGGAGCATGGTCGTCAGTCTGGGCCTGGCTGCCATGGATGACACCCGTTTCAGCGAAAAGCGCGCGGAACCGATCCTGGCCCGGTTCATGGATCGGGACTACGAACCGAACGGGGCTGGCGGTCTCTTTACGATTACCCGTACGTCCATCGACATGCGTACCATTGATATTTGGTACCAGTTGATGAGCTGGTTGAATGAGAATGAGTTTTGATGACATATGAATCAAAAATCTGCATCCCTATGGAAGGATTCGTTGAGAAGATACTCGACGATTCCCATGTGATGCTGCGAATCACGGCGTGTCGAGACGAGAACAACATTGGTCGGCTGATTCTGGCTGACCCGAATTACTGGAGGAAAATTGACAATGGAACTGACTGATATTTTGATCGACCTGAGCAACAGCAAGGCTGCACTGGAGGTGGCCAATCACACCATCCGCCGCATGAAGGGCAAGTGCATCCGGAAGAACATTCTCATCGCTGGCCTGCTGTGGTTTGGCTTTGTTTCCTGCAAGATGGTGAATGAGGCAGAAAAGCAGCGCAAGGAAGCCGATGAGCGTGCCCGTGAGGCAGAGGCAGCGCTGGCCCAGATGACCCTCCAGAAAGAGAAAGACGTATAAAAACCTCGGAGAAAGGAGGAAGTCAGTTACAAATGATTGATTTCCTGATGATTGCAACGCGGACGGGAAAACGCGGGACAATCGAAATTTATCCCAAATTCATCATCAAGAAGTCGAAAGACCTGATGATCCGGGGTTCTGATTTTTACGCGGTCTGGATGGAAGAGCGGGGGCTTTGGAGCACGGACGAACAGGATGCGCTCCAGATGATCGACCACGCGCTGGATATTTACGCGGAGGAACACAAGCAGGTCTTCAATGACAGCTACCGTGTTCTGCACATGTGGGACGCGGAGAGCGGGATGATCGACAACTGGCACAAATACTGTCAGCGTCAGATGCGGGACAACTACCACACCCTTGACGATACATTGATATTTGCGAACACCCCGGTCAAGAAGGAAAGCTATGCGTCGAAGCGGCTGCCGTATCTTCTGGAGGAGGGGAACATCAGCGCCTACGACGAGCTGATGACTACCTTATATTCTCCCGAGGAGCGGAAGAAGATCGAATGGGCGGTTGGCGCGATCGTGAACGGCGATTCCCGCAAGATCCAGAAGTTCCTCGTGCTCTATGGTCCACCCGGCAGCGGTAAATCGACCATACTGAACATCGTCCAGAAACTTTTCGACGGGTACTGGTCGGTGTTCGACTCCAAGGTGCTGGGGTCATCGTCCAATGCGTTTGCGCTGGAGGCGTTCAAATCGAACCCGCTGATCGCGATCCAGCACGACGGTGACCTTTCCCGCATCGAGGACAACACCCGGCTGAACTCGCTGGTATCCCACGAGACCATGCTGGTGAACGAGAAGTTCCGCAGCCAGTATTCCAGCCAGTTCAAGTGTTTCATGTTTCTGGGCACCAACAAGCCCGTTAAGATCACGGATGCAAAATCGGGCCTGATCCGACGACTGATCGATGTGGAACCTACCGGCGAAAAGATCCCTGCAAAAAAGTACCGTGACCTTGTAGCGAAGGTGGACTTTGAGCTGGGAGGCATCGCATGGCACTGCAAGGAGGTATACGAGCAGAACAAACATCTCTACGATGATTATATTCCGACCCGTATGCTGGGTGCATCGAACGACTTTTACAACTTTATGCTGGATTCCTTTTATATTTTCAAGAAGGAGGACGGTGTATCCCTGAAGCGAGCCTGGGCGATGTACAACACCTACAATGACGAGGCAAAGGTGGCGTACCCCTATTCGCGCCGTGCGTTCCGGGAAGAGCTGATGAACTACTTCGAGGAGTACAAGGAACGCGCGGAGACCGTGAATGGCGAGCGGGTGCGGAGCTACTACAGCGGCTTCAAAGCGGAGAAATTCAAAGAGTTCCTTGACGAACCTGTGAAGGCAGAAGAACCCACTGCCGAGCCGGAAACGTCATGGATCGAGTTCAAGGAGCAGCATTCTCTCTTCAATGATATTTGCAAGGACTGCCCTGCACAGTATGCGACAGACGATGGCATTCCGATGCGTAAATGGGAGAATGTCGAGTCAAAATTGGCCGAACTGGATGCTTCGAGACTGCACTACGTGAAAGTTCCGGAGAATCACATTGTCATCGACTTTGATATTCCCGGGCCGGATGGAAAAAAGAGCTTCGAGCGCAACCTGGAAGCTGCCTCCAAATGGCCCCAGACCTATGCGGAGCTGAGCAAATCTGGTGCGGGCATCCACCTGCATTATATTTACACCGGCGATGCAACGAAGCTGAGCAGGATCTACGACGAGAACATCGAGGTCAAGGTGTTCACGGGGAAGTCCTCTCTGCGGAGAAAACTGTCGAAATGCAATGATATTCCGGTTGCGACCATCAGCAGCGGCCTGCCACTGAAGGGAGAAACGAAAATGGTTGATACAAAGCAGATCCAGGATGAGCGGCACCTGCGTATCCTCATCAAGAAAGCCCTTGCCAAGGAGATCAGCCCCTATACGAAGCCCAGCATTGACTTTATTGCACACATCATGGACGAAGCCTACGAGGGCAATGTCGTTTACAACGTGGACGACATGCGGAATGCGATCCTGGGCTTTGCCGCCAGCAGCACGAACCAGGCGGACACCTGCCTGAAGATCGTGGCGAAGATGCACTTCAAGTCGAAGGATGATATTCAGCGGGAGGCCCCTGTGGGGGAGGAAACGCCATTGATATTTTTCGACGTGGAGGTGTTCCCGAATCTGCTGCTCGTAAACTGGAAGTTTGCCAAGCAGGAGCCTGTGCACCGCATGGTAAATCCTACGCCGGAGGAGATCGAGAGCCTGACAAAGTATCGGCTGGTCGGCTTCAACAACCGCAAGTACGACAACCATATCCTCTGGGCCCGCATGATCGGAATGTCGGTGGAGCAGATCTATGCGCTGTCCAACCGGATCATCAACGAACACACGGGCTTCTTTGGTGAGGCGTACAACTTGTCCTACACTGATATTTTCGACTTCTCGTCGAAAAAGCAGAGCCTTAAGAAATTTGAAATCGAGTTGGGCATCCACCATCAGGAGCTAGGACTTCCGTGGGATCAGCCGGTGCCGAAGAGCCTGTGGGACAAGGTGGCCGAGTATTGCGACAACGATGTGATCGCGACCGAGACTCTGTTCTACTCGAAAAAACGTCAGGCAGACTTTGTGGCGCGAGAGATCCTGGCAGACCTTGCCGGGATGACGGTGAACGACACGACAAACTCGCTGACAACACGTATTATTTTCGGCAAGGAAAAGCACCCCCGGCTGGTCTACACAGACCTTGCTACGGGAAAATCCGATGCGATCGTGGAAGTCGAGCCTGATATTTTGACGGACTGCAACATCATCAATGCCTTTCCCGGATACGAGTGGGCCAAGGGCGAGGACGGCAAGTACCACAACATGTTCCGGGGCACAGATCTGGGCATGGGTGGTTATGTTTACGCTGAGCCAGGGATGTACACGAACGTAGCCCTGCTGGACGTTGCGTCGCTGCATCCGCATTCGGCTGTTGCCATGAACTACTTTGGTGAGTACACCAAGCATTTCAACGACCTGATGGATGTACGAATCTACGTCAAGCACGGCGAGTACGAGAAGGCAAAGGGGCTCTTTGGCGGCAAACTGGCAAAGTACCTCGATGATCCGCAGCAGGCGAAGGCTTTGGCGCAGGCGTTGAAGATTGCCATCAACTCGGTTTACGGGTTGACCAGTGCAAGCTTCGACAACCCGTTCCGCAACCCCAAGAACGTCAACAACATTGTGGCGCTTCGAGGGGCTTTATTTATGCGCACTTTGCAGGACGAAGTGCAGCAGCGCGGCTTTAAGGTCGCGCATATCAAAACGGATTCGATCAAGATCCCCGATGCGACCCCGGAAATCATTGCGTACTGCATGGATTTTGCAAAAAAGTACGGCTACACGTTTGAGCATGAGGCGACCTACGAGCGGATGTGTCTGGTGAACAATGCCGTTTATATTGCAAAATACATGACTGCGGACCGATGTGAGGCGCTTTACGGCTATATCCCGGGCGACTGCAAGGACGAAGGCGGCGAATGGACGGCTACGGGCACCCAGTTCCAGGTGCCGTATGTGTTCAAGACCCTGTTCTCCAAGGAGAAGATCGAGTTCACTGACCTCTGCGAGACAAAGACCGTTTCCAAGGGCGCTATCTATCTCGACAAGAACGAGGACCTGCCTGAAGGCGAACACAATTATATTTTTGTGGGTCGCGTGGGACAGTTCTGCCCGATCATGCCGGGAAAGGGCGGCGCTCTGCTGCTGCGGGAAGCAGGCCTGACGGATACCGGCGAACGGAAATATGCTTCTGTGACAGGAGCAAAGGATTACCGTTGGCTGGAAAGCGAGGCGGTCTATCAGCTTCAGATGCAAGAGGATATCGACAAAAGATATTTCAACCGGGAAGTCGATGAGGCAGTTGAGGAGATCTCCAAGTACGGTGACTTCAACTGGTTCGTTGGCGACGATGGTGTTGCTCCCTGGACAGCGCCGGATCTTCCCTGGAGCGATGCGCAGGAAGAAGCAGCAAGAAATTTTGACGTGAGGTGATATTTTTATGGCGTTCAAACTTTGTGACAGTAACAAACGTGTGATTGGTAACATTACCGATGTTGTTAGAACGGTGGATGGGGAGACGATGATTACACTGGACACAGGCCATACGTTCCAGTTTAAGTCTTATGACATTTATTGGGATAAGGGACATAATTGCTTCATTAACAAACCCTATTACCGGGGTACGTTGAACACCGCACATGCAAAAGAGGCGACGGCAATGAATGCAGCGGCTATTAAGAATGTGATTTTTGCTCCTCCGGCCACGATCGTTTACTGGTCGGATGGTTCCAAGACCGTTGTGAAGTGCAGCGAGAAGGATGTTTTCGACCCGGAGAAGGGGCTGGCCATGGCAATTGCAAAGCGTTGCGGTGGTAACAAGGGCAGCTATTACAAGGAGATCCAGAATTGGGTCGAGAAGAGCGGGAAGAAGTATCCCGGGAAGCCTGCTGCCGGAAAAGCTGTCGATCTGGATGTGCTGAAAAAGTACAGTTCTGAGGCAAATAAGGATTTTGAGAAGTTCCTCAGCGCGGCCGCGAGCAACAATCAGTCTGGTGCGCTTCTCCACCTGACAGCACTCGTGGCAGATCTGAAAATTCTGGAAAATGAATTCAACAAGTAAAAAGGAGACTGATATTTATGTACACCAAGCGCCAGAAAGTCAATATCGACGATACCCGTTTCATCTTTACCACCAACTTCAGCGGTGATCCCAGCCGTGATCGCTTTGGCTCGGACAAGCGCCGCGTCAACGTGGTGATCCCGACCATGGAGCTGGTGAATCACCTCATGGATCTCGGCGTGAAGGTTCGTCAGACCAATCCGAATCCTGAGCGTACCTACGACGAGCCGTTCGTTCCGACCTACTTCGTGCCGGTGACGATCAACATGGATTCCAAGTGGCCCCCGCATATCTACTGGGTCACTACTTCCGGCAAGCGCCTGCTCTGCAACATGGACACGATCGGCCAGCTGGACTTTATCCGGGTCAAGAACGTCTGTCTCCAGGCAAACCTTGTCGAGAAGCGGAACGCACCCGGCGAGTACAGCCTGTATGCGGATGTGATGTACGTCGAGCAGGATGCGGATGCTGATCCGTATGCAGAGCGCTATGCCCGGTTTGCAGCTCCTGAAGCAGACATGGCAGAGCCGAGCGACCACACCGAGATTCCGTTCTGAGGTGAAGCGTATGAAGAAACTGTTTATCAGCGCACCGATGAAAGGCCGCACTGAAGCGCAGATCCGGGCAACCATGGAGCAAATGCACCATATTGCTGAGGCTGTGTTTGGCGAGGAGCTGGAGGTGATCCAGACTTATATTTCTGATGATCCTCCGGCTGATGCAAATCAGGCAGTCTGGTACCTTGGTGAGAGCATCAAGAAGATGGCGGATGCAGACTACTTTATCGGGATCTACGATGAGGAGAAGGCGTTCCGTGGCTGTGCAATCGAAAACCTGGTTGCCCGTTCGTACAATATCCCGAGCTATGTGATCAACTTTGGTTTCGTAGCCCCTGATGTTACGGAGGCTCGTGCAAAAGCCAACCGGAAGTACAACAGCTATTATTGATCATTGATATTTTTCGAGTGCCGGGTCAGTCCTTGGTCGAATGTCCAGCCGGTGAGTGCCCACGTCGCAAATGGCGGCTCTAAGGAAACAGCTCGATTTATATTTTTGATGTGCAATTTGGGAGGTTGACAGTATGAAAGTTCTGAGGGTTCGCCCAAAGCATTACCCTGAAGTGATCGACATTGACTGTTCTCTGGAATCGCTCCAGAAAGAGGTGGAAGGCCCGATTCAGGCTGTTTACCCGTGGGACGATGAGGTGGCATTGATTTGCAACGAAGAAGGAAAGCTGCATGATGATTGCATGGAGAAACTCAACCGGACGCTCGACGGCCCTTATGGTATCCCCATTGATATTATCGTTGGAACATTCCTGATTGTAGGCCTCACGGAGGATGATTTCGGTGAGCTTTTGCCGGAGTTCGTCGAGAAGTACGAGAAGATGTTCCATCAGCCGAGAAAGTTCGTCACCTACACGGATAGCGAAGGCAAAGCACATCTCGACGTTGATTATTGTACACCTGAAGAATAAGCACATGAGAGCCCTGGAGAAATCTGGGGCTCTTTTATTTGAGTCATTAGCATGGGCTGTACGGTGGGTTCGATTCCCGCATGACTCGCAACCGGGCCAGAGAGCCTGATAATTGAACAACAGAAGGAGTAAGGATTATGAGCAGAGAAAAAGTAAAAGAGATCGTCGATTACATGGTTTCGGAGGGTACACAGAACACCAACTACGGCTGCTGGGCCTTTGATATTCCGGAACTGTGCGACAAGTTCGGCCTTCCGCTGGAATGGTTCTATGAGCACAACGATAATATTTGCCGCGAACTCGACAAGCGTGATGAGATTGCTGATTACGAGCAGAACTACGACTGGAACAACCATCCGCTGGATTACGACCTGGTTTATTACACGGACTTCTGTCGTTCTGAGGAGGTGTGATATTTATGGGCGGACTTCGCAGAGTAGATAAGGCTTGCAAAAAATGCGGCGGTATGATGTACCAGGTTCCGTCAAAAAGATTATACTGCGATAAATGTCGAGACACCGTACCGCGTAACATGTCAACGACGGAAGAAAAGCCTAAAAAGCTCACACTGTCAGAAATCATGCGCGAAGCAGATAAGGAGGGCTTGCAATATGCGTCCTACTGCAAAAAGCACGGACTTTACTAAGAAAAAAGAGCTCTGGAAGGTGTTCAGAAAGCACCGGAAAGAGCTCTTTGCTTATACCGTCAGAGGGGAGGGCGAAGATGAGGAAGAGGCGACGATCTCGCTTCTGGCCTACGAGAATCACTGCAAGAAAAGTGACATTTATGTGACGTTGGAAATGAGGTGAGCGACCTGATGGCAGGTGTAACGCTCTATGACTACCAATTGGATGCGATCAACCGTATGAAAATCGGCTGCATCTTATGTGGAGGCGTAGGAAGCGGAAAATCGAGAACGAGTTTGGCGTTCTATTACAAACTTTACGATGGGGAGGTGAACACAGAGAATTATGTACGCATGACAGAGCCCCCGGATCTTTACATCATCACGACTGCCCGGAAACGGGATACGGGAGAGTGGGACGAAGAACTGGCCCATTTCTATATGTCTACAGATCCAGAGCATGATATTTACGAGCACAAGGTCGTGGTGGATTCCTGGAACAATATTGGAAAGTATGTTGGCGTAAAGAATGCGTTCTTTATATTTGACGAACAGCGAGTCGTTGGAAAGGGCGCATGGGTGAAATCTTTCTACAAAATTACGCAAAATAACGAGTGGATATTGCTCAGTGCCACCCCCGGGGACTGCTGGACAGATTACATCCCGGTGTTCATCGCCAATGGGTTCTATCGAAACAGAACGGACTTCAACAACCAGCATGTGGTATACAGCCAATTCTGCACGAAGTATCCGAAGATCGATCGGTATCTGAATACCCAGCGCTTGGTACGGCTGCGGGAACGGATTCTGGTTGACATGGACTTCGAGCGGCCGACGGTATCGCACCATGAGAATGTATTTGTGGAGTACGACAAGGTGAAATATCTGTCGATCTGCAAGAACCGGTGGAACCTCTGGGAGAACAAGCCAATCGAGACCGCCAGCGAGTTCTGCTATCTGCTGCGGAAGTTGGTGAACGCTGATGCAAGCCGACAAGAAAAAGTGCTGGATATTTGTAAAGGTAGACCTAGGGTCATTATCTTCTATAATTTCGATTATGAGCTTGATATTCTGATGGGTCTGGACTATGGCAGGGACACCGAAGTTGCACAATGGAACGGACACAAGCATCAGCCGCTTCCTGAAGGCGACAGGTGGGTGTATCTGGTGCAGTACAATGCCGGCGCTGAAGGCTGGAACTGCATCAAGACTGACACCATTATATTTTACAGCCAGAACTACTCATATAAGATCATGGAGCAGGCCTCGGGGCGCATTGACCGACTGAATACACCGTACAAGGATCTGTACTACTACCATCTGAAGAGTAGGAGCGGTATTGATCTTGCGATTTCGAGAGCCCTGAACTCGAAGAAGGCGTTTAATGAGAGGAAATTTTATGGAGGACAGTGATGATCGAAACAATCCATGACGTAGGCGAATGCACGAGCATCGAAGAGTTGCAAAACCAGATTGATAATTACAACCAAGTGATTGCAGAATACAAAAGAGAAAATCCAATTTGTGCTGCAATCATTCTCAAGATGCACACCGATGAGAATTTCGCTCATTTCATGGGCCTAGTGTCAACGGTTGGTGCACTTGGGGCTCGCATCAAAGAATTGGAGGAAGCAAACAAATGATTAAAGATTCTGGAGATCGCACCGAATTTGAAACCGGTGCCAAGCGCGATATGCACGCAGGGAAGGGGCGCATGGACCTTCTGCCTTGGTATGGCATCATGGAAGTCAGCAAGCACTGCGAGGAGGGCGCACTGAAGTATGGTGAGCACAACGTAGACAAGGGTATTCCGCTGCATTCGCTGCTGGACAGCGCTTCTCGGCATCTGGCAAAGTACATGGTCGGAATGGACGACGAGGACCACCTTCGAGCTGCCTGTTGGAACCTGCTCTGGGCACTGAACCAGCGGGAGACGCACCCGGAGTTGGATGATAGGTTTGCGGTTCAAGCAAAGAAAAAGTCGTTGAAGTGCATTATGTGCACATGCGGCAAAACCCTAACGGATGAGCATGGCCGTGCTTTTCGTGACGTTGAACAAGATATTAACTTACCTATGTTAAGATGGATGCTCCGCTGCCCGGAGTGCAAGAAAGTGACCGTAGTAAATTGGAAGGAGTTCATCAATGAATAACTGGATGCGCGAAGTGGACTATGCGACCTACTGCCCGAAGTGCAAGAGCTTCAAGGTGCTGGAGACGGATGAACCCTGCAACGAGTGCCTGACGGAGTGTGCGCGGGAGGGTACGGTGAAGCCTCTGAAGTTCGAGGAAGCAAAGGTGAAAATTAAATGAGAAATATGTCTAAGAAGACACGAAAACTTATTGATCGAAAGGTCGTCCATAAGTATTTCTGGTTCGATTATTTGGAGGGAAGCATATTCTATCACTCAAACCATGTTTGGCCTGCACGTTTGTGGATTGGTGATGCAATCGACCATAATGACGATACTCAGTGTTGGATGTATGTGCCAGCTCATAAAGAATATGTGCAGGCAATTCTGATTGTGAAAAAGGGTGTGCCACTTTCTCCTAAAGTTTCCGAATGGATTAACCGTCGCCGAAAAGAATTTGGATGCAAAAAAGGAGGACTTCGTAAAAATTATGTTGCGCAAAATCGTTGATTTCATCAAAGAGATATTCTAGACAGAGCCGATGCCGGCAATAGTTAATACTCTGCGGGAGTTGACTATGAAGCCCGTGAAGTTCGATGAGAAGACGCGAAAATAACAGGCTCCTTTATGAGATGGTTAGTCTCAGAATTATATTTTGGAGGTACGAAACTATGATCGTTTTGAACATCAAATGCAAAAATCCTGAGGAAATGGCTAAATTTCGTGATCGCATGTGCGAGGCACTGGTTGGCTCACCTGCATTCAAAAATAATGAAATTGCAGTGTGCGACTTTACAGACCTTGATAAGGCGTTTTCGATATTTATCGGCAATTCCAACGACCATGATGTGGAATATGATTTAATAGATAAGGACTTTATGGAACGTTAATACGAGCTAATCATTAAAGCTAGAGCCGTGGAGAAATCTGCGGCTCTTTATTTTTATCATTGAAGGAGATGCTTGTATGCAACGTATGAACATCAAATGTTGCCATTGTGGGGACTATACCCCATTTATCACAGAGGAGAACATTGAAGTTATTCCTCAAGTTAATCTCACAAGAACCGATATGGATATTTTGGGCGATATCGCTGAGGAATTGGCGGAATGCGGTTGCTTGGGTGCGTGTGATTTCTTACGCCGGGTTCAGAGTGAAGTGACCAAAATTGTAGAGTACCAGGAGGAACGGTGAACGCTAAATGATATTTGCTGAAGAGGATCTGAACTCTTTGAATGCTATTGCTGGACTATTGGCTTCATTCGGATGTGATAGTCAGGCTGGCTGTGTGCTTTATATTCAGCATAAAATCGCAAAGACCATGAAGGCTGACGAAAGGAAATGCAGAAATGAGAAACATGTCTAAGAAAACCTGGAAACTCCGGGTTTGGAATCACATGACCGAGATGCAGAAGCTGGATATTCTGCTGAAGCACGCTAAGGTTCCGCATACTTATGGACATCGTTGGGATGGTGGAGAGCAAATCACTGCATATGATGCTGCTGGAAATCGTATCTGGGATGGCATTTGGAGTTTGGGTTCCTATGGCTTTGACCAGGGGCTTATCGAGGTGATGGGCTCACGGCTGCTTGGCCATGATGATGTTGAGGGCTGGCTCACGGCTCGTCAGGTCACAAAGATGTGGAGGTGTAGAAATGCTGCGCAAAATCGTTGATTTCGTCAAAAAGATACTCTGGACAGAGCCGGTGGTTTCGACAGTCAACACGCTGAAAGATGCCATGCGGGATCTTGAGGTGGCCCGGAACCACTTTGAGAACTGCGATCCGGAGTTTATCACGGCTGCTATCTTCGAGCTGAACGCTGCGGAGAGCCGTCTGGATGCGGCGAGGAGGTGTGTGGGGTGAAGCCGTTTTATTATCCGACTTACAAGTGCCGATTTTGCGAGAGGGAATTTAACGATGGGCATCCCTACTGTAATCTCGAAGATGCGAAGAACAATCTGGCCGGTCTGATGGCGTTCCGCCCAATTCATTATTGCGATGGTGGTCATATTGGCATTGGATATTTTACAGGTCTCGAAAGGGTTGATAAGGATGAATGATGTTTGGGAGAAGATCGGCCATATGCTGGGTCATATTCTGGCGGCAACGCTGGTTATTTGTGCATGGCTGATCATTATTGTGTTCACGCTGAAGGTGATCTGGTTCATTTTGTTCCGGATTCTGCTGTGAGGTACGATATGATTGACTATGAAGAAGTTGTTGAGGCCATATGGAGGTACGACTGTCCTCGAATCGACATTGATGAGGATATTACGACGCTTTATGCGGATGGCAAACCCTTTGCGCAAGTTATTCACAGGGCTGACGGGTCACGCGAAGACTTGTATTTTGAGGATTACGAGCTTCAAAAAGATATGATTTTCTCGCTAAATTGAAGGTTCCCATGCTGACCTTCGGCGGAGAGCTGATGGGCGAAGCGGTGGAGATGGTCGTCGATGACTTGAACTCGCACCGATTTATGTCCATGAGGGATATCGAGGCATCACTGGCAGATAAGTTCAATTGCAGCCCTGGTGTTGCGGATCGCCGGATGCGGTATGCATTGGATATGGCGGAGTATCGCTCTGGTGGGGTTAATGCTGAGCTGGAGAATTTGAAGAGTACGTACGATATTAAGGTGCTGTCGCTGAAGAAATTCTTGTATGCGGCGGGGAGAAGTTTGATGACGGAGGTGAGTGTGGGCTAAGATCGTGGCTAATTTTAGTGGTGAATATGGACTGGTTGAGAAAATTTCCGGTTTGACGAACCAGTTTGTGAGGTTTCGGTTCAAGGGTAAGAAGTGCGATACGATCATCTCACCGGAGAATGTGATGTTTGAGATTGAGGATTAAGGTATGAAACTGGATAAAAATGTTATTTGGGTGAGGCCGCCCTGATTTACTTGACTATGGGCAGAGCACATGATATCCTAAATACATGACGAATAGGAGGTGCTTTTATGGCACGGACGGTAAAATGCCCTGGCTGTGGTGCGGATCTTACGGTGAAGGATGACAACCGAGATTTCATGTTCTGTGAGTTCTGCGGGACGAAGGTTCGGCTCGATGACTATCAGGAGACGCATCGGTTTGTGGATGAAGCACGAATCCAAGAGTCCAAGGATGCGAAAGAACTTGAGCTTAAGAAGATGGAGTTTGAGGAACGGAAGAGGAAAGACCAGTCAAAGGAAGAGAATAAAGCCGTAATTATTGGAGCTGTTGGATTTGCAATTATCATGATTATTTGCTTTCTAGGCTCAAAAGGATTTTTCTGAGTGCCCACTTCTGCCCATTTTATTTTTCGCAATTTTTGGGAATTTTCGAGAAAACGTCAAAAAAGTGACATTTTTTTGGCCAAAAACCCACTTTGTGGTCAAAAATTTTTATAAAAATGGCCACAAAATTTAACGTAAATACGTTAAAAATATGCTGTTTGGCCAAAAACCCACTTTTTTCTTTAACTTACTTAAAAAAATGAAAAAATATATATAGTAATAGAGAATAAAAAACGGGTTTTTGGCCATAGCGAGTTTTTACTTGTAAATGCGCGCCCAAGGGTGTATCATAGAACCATAGTGTACGAACGTAACGCTTCCGATTCTACGAGGTGAAAACCATGAGCTACATGGATGAGCTGGCAAGAAAATGGCGCGAACACGACCGCTCTTTTGAAGGGCGAGATGTTCTTCCGAATGGCGATGAGGTTTGGACTTATACCACACTAGAACTTGGTCTTCCAGTATTATGGCTGAAACACCCGGATGGCTCATTTGAGTATCGAGTGATTCACACTCCAGGTTATGATCAGGATACCGGTGAGCATTGGTGCTGGGAGTGCCACAAGATGCTTGCACATTGCGGCGACATCTGGAAATGCAATCAATGCGGTAATGAGATTGAAAATCAAGATATTGATATCCTCTCATCGCCGACAGAAGAAGCCAGTTATCCAGATGATAATCTTGAGCCTGAGTCGGAATGGTTATATTGATATTTGCATTTTATGCCTCTGCGTGAAAAACGCAGGGGCTTTTTCTTTTGCTCTGAAAATTCCTAAAAATTCACATTTTTTCCTAAAAACTCACGCGAGAAAAACATCCCCTTTTATGGGGGGAATAGAATGCGTCTCAGGATGCACTATTCCTCTTATTTTGGAGGTTGTATCATGCTCGAAAACAAATTCAAGACAGGATTGATAAGGGAGCTGAAAGAACGCTTTCCCGGCTGCATGGTTGTCCATCTTGACCCAAACGAGATTCAGGGAATCCCCGATCTCTTGGTTCTCTATGGCACAACATGGGGCGCATTGGAGGGCAAGAAGTCAGCGAGTGCACCTCATCGTCCAAATCAGGACTATTACGTTCAGCAGATGGATGAGATGTGTTGTATGTAAAGAAGAAAGTCTGATATCCAGTGGAGGAAATGAGTATGTACCAGAAAAAAGCATTTAACCGGCGAGAGCAGGACTACGCCATGGGGCTGCGGCGGAAGCTGGAAGAGGCAGAGGCGATGCTCCAGCACCTTGCACCGAGCCGCGCGAGAAGCCTGGCGCTGACCAAGCTGGACGAGGCACTGCTCTGGGCGAACGTGGGCATTGCGGAGGCCGGGCTCCAGCAGAGCTATACGGCTGTACCGCGGAACAGGGGCTTTGACTTTGACGATGCTTTGGCCACGAACGTGGATGGGCAGCAGGTGCGGGCAACACGGGCCGGGGATATTACGCTTGATGGGATGAAGATTGTCCCGCGGAGGGATGAGAATCATGCTGTGACCGCACAAAACGCTGCTCCGAGTGCTGAGGGAGATCTCGTTTTGCTGAAACCTGGTCAAGTGGCGATAGATGCGGGGAGGCTGGCCAAGCTGGTCGAGGAGAGTGCACAGAAAGAAGCGGCCATGGGGAAGGACGGCGCGCCCCACCATCTGGCCGAACTGGAACTTCTGGCAAGGGCTCAGAAGGACTGGTATTATGCCATGATGAGCTACATTATGGGTGGCTACAGCGATGCCGAGGAGGAATCAAAATGAATTCGATCCTGACGAGCGTGAAGAAGCTGCTGGGCATTGCCGAGGAGTGCACCGACTTTGATGCGGACATCATCATGTACATCAACATGGCGCTGTTTGCCCTGGTGCAGATGGGCGTGGGGCCCGGCGAGGGGTACGCCATTTCCGGGAAAGAAAACGAATGGACGGAGTTCGTTGCCGACCCGGTGAAGGTGGAAGCGGTGAAGGCTTACGTGGCCGTGAAGGTACGGCTGCTGGGCTTTGACCCGCCCCAGAGCAGCACAACCATGGAAGCACTGAAGAATACCGCCTCCGAGATGGAATGGCGGCTGAACGTGGAGCACGACAACACATGGGACGGACAGTAGCAGCGCGATGGGTGGAGCACTGGATGGAAATACCGGAGAAAAAGGACTGGTTTGGGCGGGTAACGCAGGATATCTGCAATGGATGCGCCCGACAGGGAACCGGCGAATGCCCGGATGATATCCGATGCTTTTACACCCTGGACAAGCCCTTTTACCGGCCCAAAGCCTGAACGAGTGAAACGGAGTAAGACGAGGAACCAAAATGGCATTATCGAACACGGCCACGCCGATCTACTACGGCCGTTTTCGGGAGGCCGTGATGCGTGGCGAAATACCCGTATGCCGGGAGATTGCCATGGAGATGGAGCGGATCGACGACCTGATCGCCAACCCGGGCATCTACTATGACGACAAGGCGGTGAACGGCTTTATCTCCTTTTGCGAGGATGAGCTGACCCTGACCGACGGCACCGACGTGAAGCTGTTGGACAGTTTCAAGTTATGGGCCGAAGAGATCTTTGGATGGTACTACTTTGTAGAGCGGAGCGTCTTTGTGCCGAACGAGCGCGGAGGCGGCGGACACTACGAGACCCGGCGGCTGAAAAAGCGGCTGGTGACAAAGCAATACCTCATCATTACCCGATCGGCCGCGAAGACCATGTATCTGGAGTTTTTGCAGGCGTACTTCCTGACGGCGTACACCACCACGACCCAGCAGCTGACCACCGCCCCGACCATGAAACAGGCCGAGGAGGTGCTGGCACCCTTCCGCACCGCATTGGCGCGGGCAAAGGGGCCGGTGTTCCAGTTTATGACCGAGGGCAGCCTGCAAAACACCACCGGCTCCAAGGCAGACCGGGTGAAGATGGCTTCCACCAAGAAGGGCATCGAGAACTTTTTAACCAACAGCCTTCTGGAAGTGCGCCCGATGACCATTGAGAAGCTGCAAGGACGGCGCGACACTGTGGCGACCGTGGACGAGTGGCTCTCCTGCGACATCCGGGAAGACCCCATTGGTGCCATTGAGCAGGGCGCGGCCAAGAACGAGAATTATCTCATCGTGGCGGCTTCCTCCGAGGGCACTGTGCGCAACGGATGCGGCGACGACATCAAAATGGAGTTGATGAGCATCCTGAAAGGGGAGTACGTCAACCCCCATGTGTCCATCTGGTACTACAAGCTGGACTCCATTGAGGAAGTGGGCCAGCCGGAGATGTGGCTGAAGGCCAACCCGAACCTGGGCAAGACCGTGAGCTACGAGACCTACCAGTTGGACGTGGAGCGTGCAGAGAAATCCCCCAGCGCCCGGAACGATATTCTGGCCAAGCGCTTCAACCTGCCTATGGAGGGCTACACCTATTTCTTCCCCTACGAGGAGACCCTGTGCCACAGGAAGAGAAGCTTCTGGCAGATGCCTTGTGCCATGGGCGCGGACCTTTCCATGGGCGACGACTTCTGCGCTTTTACCTTCCTGTTTCCGCTGTCCAACGGATATTTTGGGGTCAAGACGCGGGACTACATCACATCCTACACCCTCAGCCAGCTTCCGGCTTCGAGACGGCAGCAGTATGAGGAGTTCATGCGGGAAGGGACCCTGTTCGTGTTTGACGGCACGGTCCTGGACATGATGCAGGTGTACGATGACCTGGACAACTTTATCATGGAGAACGAGTACGACGTGCGGGCGTTTGGCTACGACCCCTACAACGCACAGGAGTTCGTGAAGCGCTGGGGCGATGAAAACAGCACCTTTGGCGTTGTGAAAGTGATCCAGGGAGCAAAGACCGAAAGCGTGCCGCTGGGTGAGCTGAAAAAGCTGAGCGAACAGCGGAAGCTGCTGTTCGACGAACAGCTGATGCAATTTGCCATGGGCAACTGCATTACGCTGGTGGACACCAATGGCAACCGGAAGCTCTACAAACAGCGGCAGGATCAGAAGATCGATGCCGTGGCTGCTATGATGGACGCTTACGTGGCGTGGAAACAGAACCGGGATGCGTTTGAGTAAAACAAAATCGCCAGCGTATTACGGAACAGAACGTAGTACTCTGGCGGTTTCTTGTTTTTAGATTTTTTGATAAACACTTCCGTCAGAACGGAGGTAGAGTTCAGATGGCTCGGAGGGCTTGTCCAGTGCTTCTTCAATAAACGCAAGAAGCGGAGTCTCCGATTGCGAATTCAGAGTGTCGTACAGTTTCAGAACTTTATGTTCGCTCTGTGATACATCACCTTTCAGCAGGCCCTTTTTCTTACTTTCAAGGTCCTTGCTGATTCTGTCGGAGAATTTTGTTATGGCACTGATCATGCGGTTCTGCGTCAGTGCAAACAGAGGCTTTGCATCAGCGCTGATATTTGCAAGATAGGATTGGTTCCAGTTTTGCGAATAATACGCTTCCATGATCGTGCTGATGGCGTAAAGCTGCGAGGCGAGATCAATTCCTTGTTTGTTCTGCAATACAGTTTTTGCTTGATTTTCGTTGGACTTTGCAGCAGCAGAACTCTCCAGCTGCTCTGTGTAAAATTCTATGTCCGCAACCGCTTTGATTTTTGCTCGCTGAAGATTCCCGATCGTAGCCATGCGCTGCGGTTCACTGAGCATGATAGTTGCGTAATTTGCGAGCGCATATTTTACGAAGGTAAGCTCTGACAGCAGCTCAGTACGCTTGGATGCCTGAAGGAATGCCAGAAGGTCGTCCAGCTTCCGGTTGACCTCTGTCAGCTTGGAGCTGATATCTGCAAGAAAATACTGGCCTGTTGCAAAAGATGCTACACTGAACATCTGGAAGGCAGCAACTGCTGTGGGATTGACCTTATACAGAGATGCACTTCCGGCAAAACTGCCTGCTGCGTCTATCATTGTGGTGGACTGACCGCCCTGATGGAGGTTCATTAAAGCCCCCTGAATGCCCTTCGGAAAATGGAGAACATACAGATTGGATGCCGTGCCAGCCACAAGCTGCGCAGGAACCAGCTGTAGAAGGGCGTTTGCTGTAATGCCAGCCTGCTCCGGAAATTTAATCTTCCGAAAGCGGGATGTATCGCCAAAATCAAAAGAAACATCGCTTGCGGTCACTTCGCAATTAAGGTTCTGCATGGAAAGCTGTTTGTCGTCCGCCATGGTGAGTCCTCCTCATGTTGATATGTTTATCATACAACATAGGAAAGTAATTTGCAATAGAAAATCGAAAGGGGCAGAAATGTGGCGATGGAATGATGGTACAACGGAACTGTACCATTACGGAATCAAAGGTATGAAGTGGGGTGTTCGGAGGACAAAAGAACAACTCGCGCATGACCGATATTCAATCGAAGCGAGAGCTGCTCGGAAATTCAGAAAACCATTTTATACCTCAAATGGTGTCCTTGTGAAAGGTCTATCGATTCATGCACTGGACCGTACCCAAGACCCTACCAGACAGGTGACTCTGGAAGGATTGCTGGATGCGTTGCAAAAGCCGCTAAACTCTGATACAATAAAGGTGCGGTATAATGAGAAGGGACAGCCTAGTCAACGGTTTATTGGTCAGCACGCTACGGTAAACGTAAACCCCGAAAATGGCTGTGTCACGACTGTCTGGAAAACAGGGCATGATGTAATCCGAAAATACACTAAGAGGTGATCCATGATGCTTACCGAGAAACAGATCGATTTTTTGAAAAGTCTGGGGCTTGATTACGATTATACCAAAATCGATAATTTTTCCGATGAGTGGGCCGAAATCGAAGAACGAGTCGGCGATGAACTGGAATATCGGGGGCTGGATGACAATTACTTTCCAAATGAGATAGGAACGATGTGCGAATCTATTTTAGACATCATTCCGTAATACGGTACATCTGAATGCATCAGCTTAATTGCTGGTGCGTTTTTTTTGTTTGTGAGGAGGTGAACATTATGGTATACAGGGATGAACTTTATCATTGGGGCATCAAGGGCATGAAATGGGGCGTGCGACGATACCAGAACAAGGATGGTACACTTACTTCTGAAGGAAAGAAACACTATAGTCAAGATCACGAGGACTATACACGAGCACATACAAAGAAAAGTGTCCGTGAAATGAGTGACAGCGAACTGAATGCTCGAATCAATCGATTGCAGAAAGAGCAACAGTATAAACGGCTTACTGCTTCTCCCAGCAAGCTACAGAAAGCCATTAAAATTGCCGGAGCAACTGCCACGGCGCTTGGGACTGTTACAACGCTTTATAATAATGGTTCGAACGCGATGAAGCTCGGCAAGAGTATTGTTGAATCTGGGGCGTTTAAGAACGCTGTTGTTGGATGCGCACTGACCGCAACGATGAAGGCACATGGTGCGTAAGGAGGAAAAAATGCAAGTTTATAAAGATGAGCTGTATCATCATGGCATCAAGGGCATGAAGTGGGGTGTACGGCGTTATCAGAACCCTGATGGTACTTTAACTGCGGCGGGAAAGAAAAAATATGGCGACCCTGATCGTAAGCTTACAAGTTATCAAAAAACAATGTATCGAATGGACTATGGCGTTAAAGGCGCAAACCGAATCGAAAAGGATTATTCCAAGGGAATGGATAAAAAGACCGCTGTGGAGAGAGAAAAGAAGCGAATTGCACGAGGAAAGGCTGTTTCAAGGGCGGTAGCAAGCGTATATGTCTATGACTATCTGACTGGAGGTAAAGTTAGTTCGGCTGCTAAAAATGCGGCCAAACATGCCGTAGCAAGGGCGCTCACAAATATGGCGGCGGAAAAAGCGTATAAGAACGAAACGAGAGGCCGTATGTACGCTCAATACACAGAAGTGTAAGCCGGAGGGAATCAAAATGACATCACAAACCTTTGGCTCCAGACTGAGACACGCCTGGAATGCGTTTTTGAACCGTGATCCCCCCGGAAGAAGCGGCGAAGGATACAGCTGCCGCCCCGACCGGGTAAGGCTGAACCGAAGCAATGACCGGACGATCATGACGGCCATCAACACCCGCATTGCAATGGACGCTGCGGCAATTACCATCAATCATGTAAGGCTCGATGAAAACGGACGCTACGACGAAACCGTTGATTCGGGCCTTAATTCTTGCCTGAACCTTTCCGGCAATAAGGACCAGACGGGCCGGGCACTGAGATATGACATGTTCCTTTCCATGCTGGATGAGGGATGCATTGCGCTGGTGCCCATTGACGTGGACTACGATGGGAAGACCGGTAAGACCCGGATCGAATCCATGCGGGTGGGAAAGGTGCTGGAATGGTACCCGGACGACGTGCGGCTGGAAGTGTACAACGACCGGACCGGACGGAAAGAGGAAATCACCCTGCCGAAGACACAGGTGGCCCTGGTGGAGAACCCGTTCTATGCCGTGATGAACGAGCCCAACGGCACGGTGCAGCGCCTGATCCGGAAGCTGAACCTGATGGACGTGATCGACGAGCAGGTGGGCAGCGGCAAGCTCGACCTGATCATCCAGTTGCCCTACGTTGTGAAGGGCGAGACCCGGAAGAAACAGGCCGAAGAACGGCGGGCACAGATCGAACAGCAGCTCGCCGGTTCCAAATACGGCATTGCCTACACCGATGGCACGGAGCATATCACGCAGCTGAACCGCAGCCTCGAAAACAACCTTCTGAAAACCGTGGAGTACCTGACCAACATGGCATACAGCCAGTTGGGTATCACCCCGGAGATCATGAACGGTACTGCTTCCGATGCTGTGATGACCAACTACGAGAACCGCACCATCGAACCCATTGTGGCGGCTGCCGTGGACGAGATCCGGCGGAAGTTCCTGACCGAGGACGACCGGGCGAACCGGGAATCCGTGATGTACTTCCGCGACCCGTTCAAGCTGACCCCTGTTTCCGCCGTTGCCGAAATGGCCGACAAGTTTACCCGCAACGAGATCATGACCTCCAACGAGTTCCGGCAGGCCATTGGCATGAAACCCAGCAAGGACCCCAAGGCAGATGAACTGCGGAATGCAAACATCAGCCAGAGCAGTGAGGAAATTGCGGCGCAGAACAAAACAATCACGGCAGGGCGGGATGCCGTAGAGAGGAGTATTGCAAATCAAAATGGTTAATTTTGACTACGATTGCAGCGGCTGGGCAACGAAAGCGAACGTCCGGTGCTATGACGGGTTGGTGATCGCACAGGATGCCTTTAAGGAGTGCAGCGGCAAGGTTGTGCCCATGGTGTACAACCACGACCACGCCAACGTGGACAATGTGATCGGCCACTGCCTGCTGGAGAACCGGCCAGGTGGCGTGTACTGCTATGCCAAATTCAACGACACCGACACCGGCAAGACCGCAAGACAGTGCGTGGAGAGCGGCGACCTGAGCGCCTTTTCCATTTTTGCCAACGGCCTGAAGAAGGTGGGCAGCACCGTGAAGCACGGCTTTATCCGGGAAGTGAGCCTGGTACTGGCCGGATGCAACCCGGGTGCCCTGATCGACGAGGTGGTAAAGCACAGCGCCGATGAGGACTACGAGGGCGGCGAGGCCTTTATCTATAACGAGGACGGCCTGAGCCTGACCCATGGCATGGACCCCGAGGGCAACCCGCTGGAAGACCTTACACACAGTGCGGACAGCGGCGATGCCGTGACCGACGACAAAGTAACACAGGAGGAAGCCAAAATGGCGGACGAAAAGAACATGAACAAAGAAGAGACCGTTGAGGATGTGTTCAACACCCTGACGGAGAAGCAGAAAAATGTCGTATACGCGATCATTGGCTCTGCTATGGCCAGTGAAGAGGATGATGACGATGACGGTGAGGAGGACGATACCGTGAAGCAGAATGTTTTCGACAAGGATACCAACGCAACCGTGCTGAAGCACAGCATCGAAGAGATCAACAACGTGGTCAAGACCGCAAAGAGCCACGGCACCATGAAGGCTGCCTTTGAGGATGCCGGCATGGACAGTGACGAGCTGGCCCACAGCATCGACAACATCGACTGGCTGTTCCCTGAGGATCACCTGCTGGACACCACGCCCCGCATCATCGACAAGCCCGACGACTGGGTGAGCGTGGTCATGGGCGCTGTGCACCACATTCCCTTCAGCCGGTTCAAGAGCATGTTTGCCGACCTGACCGAGGAGGATGCCCGCGCCAAGGGTTACATCAAGGGCAACTTCAAGAAGGAAGAGGTCTTTGGTCTGCTGCGCCGCTCCACCAGCCCCACCACCGTGTACAAGAAGCAGAAGCTGGACCGCGACGACGTGATCGATATTACCAGCTTTGACGTTGTGGCATGGCTGAAGCAGGAAATGCGCCTGAAGCTGAACCGTGAGCTGGCTCTGGCTTACCTGCTGGGCGACGGCCGTCTGGCTGCCTCCGAGGACAAGATCGACGAGAACTGCATCCGCCCTGTGTTCAACGACAGCGACCTGTTTACCATCAAGGTCCAGTGCAAGACCACCGGCCTGACCACCGTGGAGGACAAGTACAAGGCCCTGATCAAGCAGATCCTGCGCAGCCGCAAGGAGTACCGCGGTTCCGGCACCCCCACCCTGTTCACCACCGAGGACGCTCTGACCGAGATGCTCCTGCTTGAGGACGGCATCGGCCACCCGCTGTATGCTGACGAGGCTGCTCTGGCCCGCAAGCTGCGTGTGAAGAACATTGTGACCATCCCCGAGATGGAGGGCCGCAAGGGTGCCAAGGGCGGTGACCTGGTCTGCCTGATCGTGAACCTGGCCGACTACACCGTGGGCGCAGACAAGGGCGGCGCTGTTTCCATGTTCGACGACTTCGACATCGACTTTAACGCCCAGAAGTACCTGATCGAGACCCGCTGCTCCGGCGCTCTGACCACCCCGTTCAGTGCCATGGCTGTTGAGTGGGCTGCTTAAAGAGAAAGGATATGAATATGCTGAACACCATCTACGAGACTGGTTATGACCTGCACGTGGCAAACTACGTTGCCTACCTGCACACCGACAAGAAACTGTACGAGGACGAGGCCCACAAGGTTCAGGCCAAGAAGGCTGACGTGGAGAAGGCCTTTAAGCTGGGCCGTCTGATCGTGATGGCTGCCGACAAGACCTACCTGCCTGTGGCCCTGATGGCTGCCGGTGTGGTCGTGACCGACGGCACCACCGCCACCACCTGCACCATGGCTGCGGACGAGGCCTGATCTTTTCAGGTTTCAAGGTTAGCCACAACAAATCAAAATGGAGTGAGAAGAGATGAGATACTGCGGGAAGCTGGGATTTGCAGATGAGGTGGAGGAGACCGCCCCCAGCGTATTTACCGAGAAGATGACGGAACGCACCTATTACGGGGACGTGCTGGAGTTTGGACGGCAGATGCAGATGGGGGACAAGGTGAACCCCGACATCACGGTTGGAAACCAGTTGAGCATTCTGGCTGACCCGTTTGCAAACGACCATCTCTACGATCTCCGGTATGCGGTGTTTATGGGACAGAAATGGCAGGTGACCGGCGTGAAGGTGCAATACCCGCGCCTGATTCTGACCTTGGGAGGGCTCTGGAATGGAAGCACGGCTGAAGGTTGACACGCTCCTGCGCGAAGTGCTGAAGGAGAATGGAAAGTCGATCCACCTCTATTATCAGCCGAAAGCGGGATTCCAGCTCCAATATCCCTGCATCGTGTACAGCGAAAGCAGGATCCGGAACAACCATGCAAACAACAGGGTGTACATCCAGCATCCGTTCTACACGGTGACCGTGATGGACAAAGACCCTGACAGCAAGATCAAAGCGGCCGTAAGTGTGTTGCCAAAATGCACCTACGACCGCTCTTTTGTTTCGGACGGATTATACCACACCGTTTTTACGATCTACATCTAAGGAGGAACTACATGTCCAGATTGAATTGGGACGCTGTCGGCGAAAAGTTTTACGAGATGGGCACCAAGATGGGTGTCCTGTATCCCATGAACAACACCGGCGCTTACGACAATGGCGTGGCCTGGAATGGCCTGACCGCCGTGACCGAGAGCCCCTCCGGCGCTGAGGAGACCAAGCTCTACGCTGACGACATCAAGTATGCTTCTCTGCGCTCTGCCGAGGAGTACGGCTACACCATCGAAGCCTACACCTACCCCACCGAGTGGGAGCCCTGCGACGGTTCCGCACAGGTTGCAACGGGTGTTTCCATCGGCCAGCAGAAGCGCCAGGGCTTTGGCTTCAGCTGGGTAACTACCGTGGGCAACGACGTTGACGACGAGGTGGGCCAGAAGATCCACATTGCGTGGAACAGCACCGCTTCCCCCAGCGAGAAGAGCTACGCCGCCATCAACAACAACCCCGATGCCATCACCTTCAGCTGGGAGTGCACCACCTCCCCCGTGAGCGTGACCGGCCACCGCCCCACCAGCCACATGGAGATCGACTGCTCCAAGCTGAAGCCTGCCACCGTGAAGGCCATTCAGGACAAGCTCTGGGGCACCGATGCTGCCGAGGCAACCCTGCCTTCCCCCGACGAGCTGATCAAGCTGATCACCGACAGCGAGGGCCAGGTGTAAGAAGCCAAGCATCAATGAACACGATAAAGGAGAAGAAAAATGCTGAAAAAGACGATGACCACCGTGGACTTTGGCGGTACGGAGCGGACGGAAGACTACTACTTCAATCTGACCCGTGCCGAGATCATGGAGATGGAGCTGACCACCGAGGGCGGCCTTGTGCAGATGATCAACCGCATCACTGCCGCCCAGAGCCAGCTGGAGCTTGCCAAGCTGTTCAAGCAGATCATCTGCAAGAGCTACGGTGTGCTGAGCCCGGACGGCCGGAAGTTCATCAAGAACGATGCGGTGCTGGCGGACTTTATGTCCACTCAGGCCTACAGCGACCTGTACTACAAGCTGGCCTCCAACGGCGAGGCAGCGGCCGCATTCTTTGAGGGCATCCTGCCGGAGGACATGAAGGAGGAGACCAAGAAGGCCGCCCCTGTGAACGCACAGCCCGGCCTGAAGGTGCTGGAAGCCCCCGTGAAGGGCACTGAGGAGCAGTAACATGCCCCTCTTACCGCTCCGTCCGCCAAAGGGCGGCGCGTCGCGGAGCTCCCCAAAGGGGCGAGCTCTGTATAGAAGAACATTCAAAATGGAGCGTGCTCTGAGAAGGGCACCTCAATGAACACATACCAGGGAGAGAAAGCAAATGATGACGCTTACGATACCGGGACAACAGCGGTGGAACGAAAAGACAGAGGAATTTGTCTACACACCTGCCGTGGTCTTGAAGCTGGAACATTCACTGCTCTCCCTGGCTCATTGGGAAAGCAACTGGAACATCCCGTTCCTGAGCAATCTGGACAAGCTGACCGTGGAGCAGTGGCTGGACTACATCCGCTGCATGACGGTGACCAAGGGGGTAGACCCCGAAGTGTACGCCAGACTGACCAGGGAACAGTACCGTTCCATTAACGAATATATGGAAGCTCCCATGACCGCAACATGGTTCAGCGGGGAGCCGAGACCCAACGAACGAAAGACCGCAGGAAAGCCACGGCCAAAACGACCGCCACGGAAAAGCGGGACCGAGACCACGGCTGAGGTGCTGTACTGCCAGATGTTCAGCTTTGGCATTCCGAAAGAGTGCGAGAAGTGGCATTTGAACCGATTGTTGACCCTGATCCGGGTATGCCAGGAGAGCCAGGCACCGGCGAAGAAGATGAGCAAGGGCGACCGGATGGCCCAGCAGCGGATGCTGAACGAGCAGAGAAAGGCCCGGCTGAAGACGAGAGGGTAAGGGACGGATTAAACCTCTCAGTCTCGCTTCGCTCGCCAGCTCCCCTAGTAGGGGAGCCCTTGGCATGGCGTGAACTTTGCACTGGACGATTAGCGCTATTGCGAAATTTCAAAATGGTGGTCTTGCAGCCAAGGGGAGAAATGCAGTGCCAAAAGTAATTGTCTTTCGCCAGAAGGGCGACTGGAAGAAGAGCCGGAAATTTTTGAAGCGATGCTCGAACCTGAACCTGGATGAGCTGCTGGACCGATACGGACAGGAGGGTGTGGAGGCCCTTGCGAAGGCGACCCCGAAGGACACGGGAAAGACGGCGGCAAGCTGGAGCTACACAGTGACCAAGGAAAAAGAGAGCATCACCATTACATGGAGAAACTCCAACATCGTGGACGGTGTGCCCATTGCGGTGATCCTGCAATACGGACACGGCACACGAAACGGAGGATACGTAGAGGGCGTGGATTATATCAACCCTGCGATGCGGCCCATTTTTGAGCGGATCGCAGCACGGGCATGGGGCGAGGTGAGGACAGAATGAGCCAGGAAGTAGACAGCCGCGTTGTTGAAATGCGGTTTGACAACGCAAATTTTGAGAAAAATACCAAACAGACCATCTCGACCATTGACCGGCTGATGGAGAAGCTCCAGTTCAAGGGAGCGGAAAAGGGCTTTGAGAAGCTGGACGCAGCCGCGGAGAATGTGGACTTTGCCACCATGCAGACGAGCCTTGACCGGCTGGAATCCAAGTTCTCGAACCTGAACATCGTAGCCACCACGGCGCTGGTGAACATCACCAACAAATTTGTGGACGCGGGCGAGAAGCTGGTCAAGAGCCTGTCCATCGATCAGGTGGCCAGCGGCTGGGACAAGTACACCGAAAAGACCTCCAACGTTCAGACCATCATGAACGCCACGGGTAAGAGCATCGATCAGGTGAACGGTTACCTGAACAAGCTGATGTGGTACTCCGACGAGACCAGCTACAGCTTCAGCGAGATGACCAGCGCCCTTTCTCAGATGACGGCTGCGGGCGGCAACATCGACAAGATGATCCCCATGATCATGGGCATTGCCAACGCCACCGCAGACGCGGGCAAGACGGGCTTTGCGTTCCAGAGCACCATCCGGAACCTGACCCAGAGCTACAGCGCCGGACATTTGCAGCTTCAGGACTGGAAGAGCCTGAACCTGATGGGTACGGCGACGAAAGCCCTGAAACAGGAGCTTATCGACACTGCGGTGGAGCTGGGTGTCATCAAAGAAGGCGAAGTGACCATCGCCAGCTTTGAGTCGAGCCTGCAGAAGAAGTGGGCCAACACTGAGGTCATGGAAAAGACCTTCGCAAAGTATGCTTCCATGATGGAGGCGGCCTATGAGCTGACCCAGAAGAACCCGGGCATGACCAGCTCGGAGGCGCTGGAACAGCTGAAAGGGCAGTACGGAGAGCTGGCAGAACGCGCCGCTCTCGCCGCCCAGCAGGCCACCAGCTTCGCACAGGCCATCGACTCAACGAAAGACGCTGTCAGTTCAAAATGGATGGGCGTGTTCGAGACGATCTTTGGCAACAAGGAAGAGGCCACCGACACATGGACTGAGCTGGCGAACCGGCTGTACGACATCTTTGTGCCGCCCATCGAAGCGCTGAACGAACGGCTGAAGGACGGACTGAACAACGGATGGAATAAACTGCTTGAAAATGAACTGGGCGATCAGGCAGACGTGTACGCGTATACCATGGAGCAGGTGGCACTGGCTTCCGGCGCAATCACTGAAAAGCAGATCTCCGATGCAGGTAGCTTTGGCGAAGCCATCAAACAGGGAGGTATCAGTGCAGATCTTTTGAAAAAGGGTCTGGATGAAGCACAGGCAAGTGCAGAGAAGATGCTGACCCTGAGCGATGCCGAATTGAAGGCGCGAGGACTTGAGCGGGAGGAAATTGAGAAACAGGCGAGCGCATTTGAAGAACTGAATCAAAAGGTTCAAAATGGAACGCTTGATCTGGAAGGATACTCGAAACAGATCCGGGAACTCTCGGGGCGAGAGCATCTGATGCAGAGCCTGTGGAACCTGATGGATGCAGTGAGTGCCATAGTGAAGCCCATCCATGAGGCATTTCAAGATATTTTCCCGCCAAAGACAGGCGAGGAGATCAAGAGCTTTGCACAATGGCTAGACAGCATCACAAAGAAGCTTATCATCAGTGATGATACGGCCAAGAAGATCAAGACAACCGCAGAGGGCGTATTCTCTGTTTTGCGAGTCGGGAAAGATATTCTGGAAGGCATCATTTCTGGTGTGGCACGGGTTCTGAACCTGGCAAAGCCTTTGGCCGATATTCTGCTGGATGCGGCATCGGCTGCTGGTGAATTTGCTTCGGAGATTACGAAAGGGCTTCACCCGCTGGATACCATTGATACTTGGGTGACCAATTTTGTGGATGCGGCTGCTCCGGTGCTTTATTCTTTTGGCTCCGTTGCGGACAAGATCTTTGCACAGTTTGCGCAGGGTGCGAAAGAAGCATTCAATGAATTTGACCCAGAGAAACTGAATCAGTTTATTCTGGGCGGCATGGGAGCCAGCATGTTAGTCTCCATCAAGGGGTTCTTTGAAAGCATCAAGTCCATCGGTTCCAGTGCAAAGGACGTGGTCGGCGGTATCAAAGACTGCATCGAATCTCTGGGCGAAGCAATCGATGCGTGGAAATCAGCCAAGAAGGCAGACACCCTGATGACGATTGCAAAGGCTGTGGCATTGATGGCCGGTTCACTGGCTGTTCTCTCCATGGTGAAGGCAGATCGACTTGGTGCGGCCATTGGCGTACTGACGGTCACATTCGGCGAACTGCTGGGCGTGATGGCTGTTATGGCCCATCTGACGAAGAATGTTCAAAGCCTGAAGCTGAGCGTTTTGGCCGGTGGTATGGTGGCTGTCTCAGCTGCGGTGCTGGTGCTCTCGGGTGCACTGAAAGTTATTTCGTCCATTGATTCCGACAAGCTGCTCGGCAGTGTGGTGGCACTTGGCGGCGTGATGGCAGAGCTGACATTAGTTGCAGTCATTCTCTCAAGAGATGGAGGGCGGTTCACCAAGGGTGCTGCGGGCATGATCGCTTTTGCGGCAGGCATCCGTATCCTGGCAGTCAGTGTAAAAGCCTTAGGCGGCCTGAGCGTGACAGCACTTGCTAAGGGGATTGCCGGAGTGGGAGCACTGTGCGCCGAGCTGGTGGTCGCCGCCAAGTTGATGAATGGCACGAAATTCGGCATTGGGAAGGGTACTGGCTTTGTACTGATGGCTGCATCCATGGAGATCCTTCAGGATGCCGTTGCAAAATTCGGTGAAATGGACTGGGAATCCATTGGCCGTGGGCTTACTGCGGTGGCGGGAGGCCTTGCAGCATTTGTAGTAGCACTGAATCTGTCGAAAGGCACCATCGGCAGTGCAATCAGCCTGACCATGATGGCTGCGGCAGTGAATCTGCTGGTTCCTGCATTGCAGGGTCTGGGTAATCTGAGCTGGGAGACCATCGGCAAAGGGCTGTTGACGCTCATCGGTGCGTTTGTTGTGATGGGCGGTGCGGCAGTGATCCTGGCTCCTGTGACTCCGGTAATCGTAGCACTGAGTCTTTCTCTGAGTGCGCTGGCACTGAGCCTTGGTGCACTGCTGGCACTGACTTCGGCATCCACGTTCATCAGTAATCTGGCATCCAGCCTGAGTTTGCTGAATAGCCTGAACTTCCAGGTATTTTTGAACGGCATTAAGGCCGTGGCATGGATGCTGGTTGAGTTCATTGCCGGTATTTTTGAGGGATTGGGTGAGGTTGCCAGCAGCCTGGTGACTTCCATTGCGAAGATCATCAAGGCCCTCTGCGATGCAATCATTCTGGCAGCTCCGGCAATCGGCCAGGTATTGTATGTGTTGGGGACGACTGTTATTGATACGGTGGTCAGCCTGACAGCGTATGTCTGGGAAAAGATCGAGCCTGCACTGAATGATCTATGGGCAAAGTTTACAACATGGGCTGGAAACCACAATCCGCTTGATCCGAAAAACTGGGGCGGACAGGACAAAGGTGTTTCGGCCCAGACTTTTGTACTGCCTTTCGCAGATATTCTGGATGAACTGAAGAATGGCAATTCCGTGACGGCCGGATTTTACCAGCTGTTCACAGGCGTTGGCAAAAATGCAAGCGAAGGCGTGGCAAAAGGCCAACTCGAAGGCAAGAAAGATGCGACGGACGCTTCCGAAGAGGTTGCAAACGCCGTAATTGATACCAGCAAAACGGCCTTCGACACCCATTCTCCGTCCAAGGTCATGGCGCAGATCGGCCAATATATCACGTTGGGATTGGCACAAGGCATTGCAGACCCCAGTGCACTGGCGCAGGCCAAGGCCAACATGCTGCACGCGGCGACCTCCATCCGGAATGTCTTCACCACCTTCTGGGGCATCCATTCGCCCAGTGACGTTGCAGTCAGCGACGCGGAGAACATCCTTGAGGGTGCGATCCTGGGCATTGGCGACAAGACGAAACAGGACGAGCTGCGGCAGGCGAGTTATTCTGGCGCATTGGTGATGAAAGACGGTGTCCTTCAGGCCATGGACGAGACCGTTATTGCCATCCAGAAGAAGATGCCGGAACTTTATGACGCGTTCAAGCAGAGCAGTCTGCATCCCGGCAATCTGCTGTATCAAAATGGGCTGTCCGGCGCGATGAACGATTTCAGCGATGCCATGGACGATACCATTGTGATCCCCGGAAAGACAGGCATGAAGAGAGCAGGCAGCAGCCGGAACGCAACGAAGGCCGAGATTGCAGGCGCAAAACAGGGGAATGCGGATGCGCAGAAGAATCTGAAGAACCCATACGGCATCCTGAGCAGTTGGTACCAGAACGCCGTGGATGATGCACTGGACGGAGCGGGCGGCGGCACCACTAAGTCCAAAGCCTCCAAGGCCGGTAAGTCACTGGCAGACACGCTGACAAGTGCATTCTCCGACCAGCTGAAGGCCAACAAGACCGAGATGTCCAACGCAACCGGCGAATACGCGCTGTGGGAAGTGACGGGCGGCGACACGGCCACGGTGGAAGAACTTATCACCAAAAAGACCGAGAGCCTGACAAAGGAGATCGAGCTCCAGACCAAACGGGTGGCCATTGCAAAAGAGCAGTACGACACCCTGCTGGCCAAGGTGGGCGCGAACAACAGCAAGACGAAAGATGCATACGGCACCCTGCTGAGCGAGCAGAAGACCCTTGCGGAGCTTCAGAGAAGCAAGCAGGACAGCATCCTGAAGGTCATTCAGGAGCGGTACGAGACCGATGCCAAGACCGCGGAGGACGAATACGAGCTTTGGAGCGCCCTGTACGAGGACAGCGCCGAGGTGACCGAGAAGTCCAACAAGAAGATCGACTACATCAACCGGAAAATCAAGAACCAGGCGGAGATCCTGCTGGCCACCGAGAAGGACTACATCGCCATCAAAAACGAGTTCGGCGAGGCAAGCCAGAAGACCCAGGCGGCCTACCAGCAGTATCTGGAGGCGCAGACCGAACAGCAGAAGCTCATCAACGAGCTGAATCAGGCCCAGCTGGATGCCTACGACAGCAAGGTCTCCTACCTGGAAAAGCAGGAGAAGCTGGTGACCAACCGGCAGAACATGCTGGCCAAGCTCTACGGCGACGGGGACCTTGCGGGCCGGGAGGATGCTTACAAGGCTGCGGTGGAACAATACGGAGCCGACAGCGTCCAGGCACGGAAAGCCGCCACCCAGGGCACCATGACCGCCATCATTGGCGTGGGCACGGCACTGGACAGCATGAGCTACAGCCTGAAGAAGGTAACAAACAAGCAGCTGAAGTACGACGAGGCTGTGAAGAAGTTTGGCAAGAACAGCGAGACCGCACTGGACGCACTGGCAGACCTGCAAAGCGAACAGTACAGCTTTGTGGGCTTTGCAGAAAATCTGGCGGATGCCTTTGAGCTGGACGACTCCGGCAAGCGGATGATGATGCAGCTGGGCTACTCCATCTCGAAGAACTGGCGGCCCATTCAAGAGGGCTTCAACAGCGTCTGGGCACAGGTGCAGAAGAGCGCCCCGGAAATGGCCTCGAAGCTCAGCAGAGCCTTTGGCGTGGCCACCAAGGACGGCGTGACCGAAGTGATCACCGACCTCTTTGGCACCATTACCGCCCTTGTGAGCGGTGACTGGGGCGGGGCAGTGACCGGCGGCATTACCACCGTGCTGGACTTTATGGGCACGGAGTTCGGCCGCCTGATGATGAGCAAGGGTATGAACGCTCTGCTGGGACTGCCCAAAGCCTTCAGTGCGCTGGCCCAGGGCGGCGGTACCCTGAAGGTGATGGGACAGGTGGTCAAGGTGACCGGCGTGACCGAGAACCTTGGCAGCATCCTGGGCAACATGAGCGGCCTGCTGGGCTCTGCCACGGGCGGCACGGGACTGCTGGGAGAAGCACTGGGCGGCCTTGGCGGCATCGGCGAGATGATCACCGGCTCCGGTGGCTTACTGGGCGGCCTGGGAGAACTGGGCGGCACTCTGGTGAGCGTGCTGGGCTCCATTGGTCCCGAAGGCTGGCTCATTGGCGCGGCCATTGCGGGCGGCGGACTGCTGATCGCCAACTGGGACAAGATCGGTGATTTCTTCAGCGGGTTCTTTGACTGGCTGGGAAATGCTTTCTCGCACCTGTGGGACTGGATCAGCAACGGCTTCAAGGGCCTGGTGGACGTGGGCGGAAACCTGGTCTCCGGCCTATGGCAGGGCATTACCGGTGCGGCGGGTGCGGTGTGGAACGGTATCTGCGACTTCGGCAGCAGCATCGTGAACGGATTCTGCGACTTCTTTGGCATCCATTCCCCCAGCCGCGTGATGGCGGGCATCGGCGAATACCTGAGCCTTGGATTGGCGCAGGGCATCACCGACGAGACCGGCTCCGTGGTGCAGGGCGTACAGGACGTGAGCGACACGGCCCTTTCCACCATGATGGATCTGGCCCAGCGAGTGGGCGACATTGCCAGCGACGACTTCGAGTATGAGCCCAGCATCCAGCCCGTAGTGGACATGAGCGACGTTCAAAATGGAGTGGACTGGCTGAACGACACCCTGTTCCAGAACGGCACGGTCGCCCTGAATGCAGAGCGCACCGCAGGCCTTGCCGCCAACGTGGTGCGCAGAGCCGAGGTGACCAAGGCCCAGCAGGAAGAGACGAACAAGGCTGACCTGAAGGCAAATCCCAATGCCGACATCGTTTCGAGCGTGGAGGCACTGGGCGAGCACATCGACAGCATTGCCCGGGCCGTGGCCAACATGAAGGTCCAGATGAACGGCCGGAAACTGGTGGGCGAGATCATCAACGACGTGGACGAGGGGCTGGGGAAGATCGCCAGCAGGAGGTAAGAGATGGCAGGAGGCTATATTTACCCCGAGACGGGAGATACCAGGGTTCAGAGCCTGATTGTTTCGGTCAGTCCCTCGTATGAATCCAGTATTCCGGACTGGGGAAGCGAAAGTTTTTCTTTTCAATCCTACGGTTTCATGCCGACGGAGCAGCCTTATATTTCCAAGGCACAGGAGAAAGTGACGACCGTGACCCTGCCCGGGGTCCACGGCAGTCTGATTCAGCCGGTGTTCCTGGATGCGACAAACACACATAAGAATTGGGAGGCCCGCACAGGGTCTCTCGATTTTTATTATCTGCCAAATGGAATAAATCATAGTTTGTGGGATCATGACCTGTATGCCCACTCCGTGTACTATTCTGGGAACAACCTAAGAACGGATGAAAACCACGACCATCCCTGGTGCTTCTTCGGACAATACCATAAAATGCTCCACTTCTTGCAGGGGCGACGTGCAGAGACCCTGTATATCCCTGGAGAAGAGGGCGGCTTTGGGCGCTATCAGGTTGGATACACGGATGCTCCCCACGCCATCCGGATGTGGTGCAGCAAGGTGAAACCGGATCATTCCGGAAGAACGACGGTGACAGTTTCCTACGATATCCAGCCCGGATTACCGTATTGTGACCAGAAAGAATATAGCGATTAGGTGTAAAAGATGGACCATTCTATCACGATCAACGGCACAAAAAACACATGGAAAGACTGGCACCTGATCCCCTGTGAGATGCCCGTGGTGGCACCTCCGACAGAGCGGATGATTCTTGTGACGGTGGCGGGCCGGTGCGGAACGGTAGACCTTTCCCACAGTCTGACGGGAAATCCTGTTTTCGAGAACAGGGAGGGAAGCTGGGATTTCTATGTGGAAAACGAGAGCTGGCAAAGCTCTAACGAAACGAATTATGACATCGTTGTAAGAACATCGGGTCATTACGCGGCGGAACAGATCGCACAATGGCTTGGATTGAATGCCGGGCGGTTCCAAACAGTCGTGTTGGAGGACGACCCGAACTTTACTTACACCGGGCGTGTCTGGGTAGATGAAAAAATCCAGTGGAAGAACGGGCATACGGTGCTGACGCTGAACTACAGCCTCTATCCGTATGCCACCGTTCGCTGGAATGACCTGTGGAAATGGGATGATTTCTGTTTTGAACGGGATATCGCATGGTATCGCCAAGCAGAATTGAAGAATCGCGCCTTAGCCGCAGGAGAGGTGCTGACCCTGCAACTGCCACCCAGCGATGTTCGCTATCCGATCACCGTGCGCACGGAAAGCGGTTCAAGCGTGGAAGTTGTGTTTCTGAAATCGCTAAGATACGACAACTATGCCACGAGCAGCAGCCCGGACATTCGCTCAGAGACCAAAACATGGACACTGGGCTCAAACATTTTTCTGCCCGTCAGTGAGACCATCGGGGTGGAATATGACCTGGGTTATGCCTACTGGGAGCTGAAGATTACGGCGAAGAGCGCTTCTACCGTGACCGTGACCGTTGGCAACCCACAATTCCTGTGAGAAAGGAGAATGTTCAAAATGGCGTATCAGGTGTATGCGGGACGGTGTTCCGGCCATGCAAAATGGAAATGGACCAGCAAAGACCTTATTTGGTCCATGGACCACCCGGAGTATATCATCGACCCGGAACTGACTCAGGCAAAAAATGAGATCGGCAGTCTTACCTTTACTGTGCCGAAACTCCTTCTGGGGGCGCAAGGCGTGTCGAATGCAGCTAACCCCTTTTACAACAGCTTCATCGAATCGGTTACAGTCGTTGCGGTCTATCAGGATGGTGCACTTTACTGGATCGGATATGTGAATGAAGTCACACTGAACTTTGATCTGAGCAAGAGCATCGTTGTTGAGGATGTACTTGGATTCCTGAAGCGGGATACCGTTTTCGTCCGGCCTATGTCCTATTACATTACTTTGCCAAACGACGTTGATATCGAAAAGCGATCTTTATGGATAAACGCTCAATTTACAAATCCCTATTGGGACGATGATATTTCGCCCCTGCGCTCTCCGTTTTTTAACACCGGCACGGTAAACGTTCAGCGGAATGTCCAGAAGGATTTTTCCAAGGATGGCACGGATGTTTCCATCTGCTGGGATGCCATCAACAGCCGCTGGACAGACGACTATGACGGTTATTTCCGGGCGAGGTATGTTGAATCCAACAACGAGATCACGTTCTATCTGGATTACACGACCGATATTTCGGCCACCACAACACAGACCGTGAAGTATGGCGTGAACATGCTCGATCTCGAGTGCACCAGCCGCATCCCTGATGATTTTGTGAACGTAGTGTACAGTGACCGTCTGAGCACTACGACCAAAGGATGGTGGATCTTCGCGACCAGTCAGACGAATTATATCTCGGGAAACGCACAAGATCAGGATTCAATCAAAAAGTACGGCGTATATGCCCGGCGTATTGTCGATGACACAGCAACGACTGGTGATGCATTGTGTGAGGTCTGTAAGAAAGCGCTTGCTACTTACAAGCAGACCATCGAGAAGACCGTTCAGGTGGAAGCATTTGATTTGTGCGACGCTGGTGTTTCGACTGACCATCTGGGCTTTTTGAAAAAGACTCGAATCATCGCAACGCCACACGGCATCGATGAGTGGATGGTGTGCACGAAAGAGATACTGCCGCTGGACAAGCCTGATCAGAAAAAGTTTACCTTTGGTCGGCCTCCTGAAAAGCTGACCAAACAGCAGAACAAAACGACGACATCGACCCAGCAGACGAAAACCAACGTAGAGGGCCTGATTCGCCATGCACAGGGCTGAACCGAATAACACTGTGCGAAATTTCAAAATGGAGTGCTCCGTAACAGAGGGAAGGTGTGAGAAATATCAATGGCAACGTTAGACTACGATAAGATCATAAACGGCATCCGGAAAGCACTGTATGGCTACGAAGTGCGGGAGTATCTGGCCCAGAGCATGGAATGGACAAAAGCGTTTGTGACCCAGAGCGTGGAACAGATCAAGGACTATCTCCGTCAGGCCGAAGCGGCACGGGATGCGGCAAAGGCAAGCCAGGATGCAGCCAATGTGAGTGAGACAAATGCCGCCAATTCTGCAACGGCTTCAGCGAACAGTGCGGCTGAATCCAAGGTAAGTGCGGCATCGAGTGCCAATTTTGCAACGGCTTCAGCGAACAGTGCGGCGGAGTCGAAATCCAGTGCAGAATCTTCGGCCAGTAGTGCGGCAGCTTCTAAGGCGAGCGCTGCGGATTCTGCCAATGCGGCCATGAAGGCATTGCAGGAAGCGGCGGATTCGGGTGCGTTCAAGGGGGATAAAGGAGATAAAGGGGATAAGGGTGACAAAGGTACTGATGGCACGAATGGTACAACCAATGCCTCAGAAATTAACGCCGGAATCCTTGGCATTTCTTATGGAGGAACAGGAGCCAGTACCCTAGATCAGGCGTGTGGAAACATACTTTGGAGAGATACTATACCCGAAAACTGTAATTGGGATACTCTTGCGACGGGAATCTGGCGCACGGTACCTGAACGCTGGGGGACGAATGGCCCAACAAGCGTATACACTTACGGCGCGGTTTTTGTGTGGAATTATGCGGGGAATGTGACACAGATCTATATTTCGCATTCTTCCACTGACCCAATATGTTTTCGTCAACGCTGGAGCAGTGCTAATGACTTTGCACACTGGCAGACCGCATCTACTCTTTTTGCCACAAAAGCATCCGGTGTGACCGATTATAATGATTCATCCAGAATAATCCAAGTCGGCTGGGCGGGCGACGGCCTTAACACGTCGAACCTGACCCATATTGCCGGTTATACGGACAACGGCACGAAGATTAAAGATGTTTCCAAGGATGTGCTGAAAAGCTGGCTTGGCCTTGACAGTGCGGCTTCCGGCGTGCAATCTTCCGGCTCAAATTACATCCGTTTTGGAGACGGAACGCAGATCTGCTGGGGAACGATTGGGAGTACCTCTGTGCAAGTAACTGGAACCGTATCATTCGAGTTGTACCTGCAAACACAATATGAAACGGCAACCCTTACTCGTTCCGGATATTTTGCTACTTTTCCTCAGCCGTTTGCCAATACGTCGTATTCAGTTGCGATACAAAATGGTTATGATGTGACATATAGCGATTCATTCAAAGGTGGAAGTTTTACGTATTACTCCTCCAGCTTCGGTTTTAATGTTACAGGTGCTTCTTTAACGTCCATCTCTTCAACCGTTCCGTCGTTGGGCAAAGCTACAACGAACTGTAGCTTTAGCGGCGGCAGCGGCAGTATGTATGTGGCTGTAGGCCGCTGGAAGTGAGGTGAACACAAATGGAGATCAAACCCGGAGCAAAAATCCAGAAGCCGGTTATTACGCAGGAAGAATGCGATGCCTATTCTGCCGTTGTGGATGCCATCGCCACCCACAATGCGGCTGCTGCTGTGGGCGAGGCCCTGTGGAGCATGGACGACCAGCCAGAGGCTTATGTTGTGATTGAGGCCGGCACGCAGCCAGACCCTGCCGATGCACCGAAGCCGACCCCTACACTGGATGAGCGGCTTGCCACGATGGAGAGCGCCCAGAACGACACCGACAGCCTGATGGTGGACCAAGAGTACAGGCTGACGCTGCTGGAGCTGGGGGTTACGCCGGAGGAATAAGAGTCAGGTCAGCCCATTTGTATCGTTTCGCTTATTGGCACACTGAAAAGGAATGCTGATGAGCGATTTTTTTTACATTAAGATGGCTCATGCGGAACGTGAGCAGAAAGGAATCAAAATGGAACTCTACAACACCTGTGCACGCCTGATCGAACGCGGCAAGACCAACGGGATGCAGCGGAAGCTGGATATCTTCTTTGCCAACGACCGCCTGACCGAAGAGGAGTACGAGAAACTGTGCACCCAGCTGGCCGAGAAACTGAAGGAGCAGGGCAATGCTTGATGTCATCGACGTTTCCCGCTGGCAGGGAACCATTGACTGGAAAAAAGTCAAGGCCTGCGGAAAAGTAGGTGGCGTGATGATCCGTGCAGTTTCCACCAAGAGCGGGCAGCTCTACGTCGATCCGTACTTTGAAGCGAACTATGCCGGGGCCAAATCTGTGGGTTTGCCAGTTGGCGTATATGCTTACACCGTTGCGGTAACGGAAGGCATGGCAAAGAAGGAGCTGAACCTGCTCAAGACCTGCCTGGAAGGAAAGAGCTTTGAGCTGCCCATTGCTATGGACGTGGAGGACCCCCGTCTGAAAAGTCTGCCCGCAGCCGAGTTGACGAAACTTGTCAAAATGGAGCTCAGGGAGATCGAAAAGTTGGGTCTGTACGCGATCCTGTACACCTACTCGAACTTTGCCGACTACAACCTGAACATGTGGCAGCTGAACGGTTTTGACCTATGGCTGGCGGACTACCGGAACAAGCGGCCGACCCGCAAGCACGGTATGTGGCAGTACAGCTCCAAGGGCAAGGTGGCCGGTGTGAGCGGCGTGGTGGACATGAACCATGTCTACAAGGATTACCCGAGTATCATTGCAAAAGCGGGTCTGACAAGCGTGAAGGGAGCGTGAACCCCACGGAAAGCTTTATCGTGACCCATTTCAACGAGGTGGTCTCCCTGATCATCGCGGCGGCACTGGGATGGGCGGGGAGAACGCTCTATGCCACCATCCAGGAGCAGAAGGCATTGAAAAAAGCGGTGAAGGCTCTGCTCCACGACAGACTCTATCAGAGCTGCCGGTACTACATCCAGCAAGGGTACGTTGACTCGGAAGGGCTGACCAACGTGGGGCTTGTATACGAGGCGTACCACGAGCTGAAGGGCAACGGAACCGGCACGAACCTATACGAGCGGATGAAGGCACTGCCGCTGCGGGAAGATCACACAGCCTGAACAGGAGGACTTCAAAATGGAGAAATATACCAATGCGAGCGCCGCGACCTGGGCGAGAACCATCTGCCTGATCGTGGCACTGCTGAACAGTCTGCTGGCTTCGTTCAACAAGAGCCCGCTGCCCATCGACAACGAGCAGCTCCAGCAACTGGTCAGCACCCTTATCACCGTTGTGGTGGCCATTATCAACTGGTGGAAGAACAACTCCTTCACCAAGGAGGCCATCGAGGCAGACGAACTGTTTGCACGGCTGAGGGCGGAAAACAACGCCAGGAAGTAATCAAAATGGAGCCTGAAGTTGAGTTTTGTTAGGATGATATTCTGGCGGATGACGTAGGGCTCATGGGAGAATACCCTGTAGGCTGCCTTCGGGCGGTTTTTACAGGGTATTTTCTTTTTTGCGAGTGAATAGTCCATGGGAGCGATGGGCTGAGGATGAAAGATTCAAAATGTAGTTTTGATGTGGCGGTGGAAAATCAACATTTTTTTCCGAAGATGGACGATTGCGACATAGAATTAAAGAAACGCGCAGGAACGTAAAATGAGGTTCGATGATTGTGCATTAATTGTACATGAGTGGGGAGGAACGGACGATGATGCGATGGATTTTTCGTACAAAAGAATCTTTGCAACACGATTTCTATCTGAGAATAACAGACGTATCTATGTTTTATAACGCATAAAATCAGCCCCCGGAGAGCCGTGAAAAGTTCTCCGGGGGCTTTTGTGTCCCGCT